GAGAGAAAAGCCGCTTGTAGTTCAGCTAGTTTTGCTTTAGCTTCTGCTACTAGTTTAACTTTTGTTTCTACAACTGCTTGCTTGTCTTGATCAAACTCTTTGATCTCTTCAGCTAAGGCATGGATAACAAATTTTTCAAGTTTAGCAACTGCTTCACTGTGAACTTTCTTATCTGCACGTAACTCTTTGATCTCTTCAGCTAATTTAGTAACCATGAAGTCATTAAATTTGCCTGCAGATTCAACCATGTGACGTTTGAATTTCACGCGGTCTTCTGCTAGAGCTTGCTTCTCTTCTGCGAACTCTTTGAGTTCAGAGGTGAGACTTTCAGTAACCATCTTGTCTAGAGCTTCAACCATTACATTTTTGTCGTGCTCATAGCGGCCAGCGAATTCTTCACGCAATTCAGCGCGAATCGTTTCACGTGCTTCATTTAACTTAGATTCCCAAGCTTCGTTTAACGCTGTTTGGGTTTCTTCGTTAATGATACCACTATCTAACAATGGTTTGATAGCATCTAACATTACGATCTCCTATTTAATTTTAAGATCTTTGATAAGACCTTTTACGGCTTCTCTTAGATATTTCTGTACTTTTTGATCTGCGCTGGCCTCTTTTGCCATTTCGAATACCTTGCTGCCACCACGCATATTCATCAGTCCTTCGTAAATCGCTGTTGGATACGCATTTGGTGCGCTTGGTTGCGCAACTACATCTACTGTGACTATTTCGAAGTCACTTACTTTGCCGTCTCCCTCGTTCACGTTACCGCTACCACGAGATGAAACACCAAGTTTTACTCCTGATTCCAACATGGTCGATACTAACTGACCCATTGGAGTAGGAAGAATCTTTAATTTACCAAAACCATTAGGACCATCCATCCACATGTCGATAATCATGTGGCTGACGCGATCTAGGTTAATTTTCAAATCATCAGGGTGATCAACTTCGCCTAAGACGCTGTAGCCACCCTTGATCTGTTCATTTAGACTAGAAACGGCTTTTTCAATCTCATTTACAGGATATACACGCTCATTGTGGTTTTTAACGCCACCTTGGATGAATATACCTTTCATGTAAAGATTCTTACCTTTGCCGTCAGCCGCGCCTTCAGTGATAACTTCCATGCGAGCTGCGTCAAATGTCAAGTTCTCTTTAAGATAAAATGCCATTATATTTTCCTAATTATTTTGCTACTGTTGCTGTTTTATTAACAGCGCCTTCTTCTTTATTAACTGCTGTTTCTTTTTTAGCAAATGCTTTACCAGCATTAGCACCTGGTTTGTTTAATGGATTGCTTACCAAATCACCTTTTGGTTTTTCGCTAGCTGCAGGACTGTTTCCGTCTTGATTAGCTGTACCACCAGCTGTTACGTTAACTGCCTTGCCACCCATGTCGTTCTTACCAGCTACTGTTGATTTCTTGTTGACTGCTACACTTTTACCTGTACCAACTGCTGCACCTTCTGCATTAGCAGGAGTTGCTACTTTTTCAACGTATTCGCGAACGATTGTTTCGTCAACTTCTTCAGCTTCTTCGTCTTCTTCTTTGTCTTCAGCTTCGTAGAATTCGCTTTGTTCTTCTTCATCGCTAACTTCTACATCACCGTCATCGTCACCGTGCATATCTTCATTACCGTGATCTTCACCAGCCATCAATGCGTCAAATTCAGCTTTAAGTTCGTCTAGTGCTGACTCTAAGTCAACCACGCGATCTTCTAATTCTTCTTCACCGCCAACGTCAGCATGATGATCGTCAGCACCAGATTCTTCTTCAGCGCCAAATTCTTCGCCTTCTTCTTCTTCTTCACTGATGCCTTCTTCGTCTAGGCTAACTTCGTCTACTAGATCTTCAACTTCATTGCCGCCCATTGTTTCATCTAGATCTTCTTCAGATACTAGGCTTTCATAGATGTCACGTGATTTTTCTACTACGATCTGATGGAAAAGTTCACGAGCTTTGTCTGTTTCATCGTTGATGATGAATTCGACTAATTGTTCGTATTTGTTGTTCATTATGAACTCCTTAAAAAATTAATATTAATCCGGACTAATACTCAATTGAAATGTATTATGTTTATATATTTACAAAATTTATAGAAAAATGGGGTTAAATGCTATGTTTTTGAATCGTTTTGACAGATAATTACATCGCCGGAGCTTCTGCTGCGGGAGCTTTGTATTGTTGTTGTACCGTGCTGACTTTCTTTTCGTGCTCGAGTTTGCGCACATCATTCATGATTCTCAAACGATTTAGCTGTTTGATAGTCAGTTTGGTCTTGCGCAGATCACTGAGTTTAAGAGCGGTATTATCGTCTTTTTCAGTGCTGTAGCCTTTGGACTCAGGTTTAAAAATTTCCAGTAGGTTCATAAGAGTATTTACCAAAAAGCCTATAAACCTAATCCACCAGCAGGTACACCAGCGCCAGCAGGTTGGCTAGCAGGAGCTCCAACACTTTCAGGGCCTGCACCAGGTACTGCTCCAGCTTCGACTCCTAGATCTGCAGGAGGCGCTACAGCATCAAGATCCTGCTGTATACCAGCATTAGTAACTCCAACCGCACGCAAGCCTGCATCTGGGACCTCTGTGTCTTCAATCGTACCATTTTCCTGTGCCCATAGTTCATCATTGCGGGTCATTTCTTCTTCACTGAGATCTAGGTATCGTTCTAGCAGGAAGCGTTTGCTGAGATATGGAATTGGTTCAAGTGCTGTGAATGTTTGGATGCGGGTAGCATCGACTTCTGCCTGTCGATACTTGGCAAAGTTCTGTGGCTCGTTGAAGCGTAGATCAAATAGATTGTTGTCTATATTGATGCCTCTCCAGCGCATAAACATCTTAAATTCTTGATCTAGTTTGTCCACTATCATGTTCTGCAGACGTATGCAGTACTGGTTAAAGCGCCATTCTTGGATCAGTGCTGTGGTGGTTTTGCCATCGGTATAAGTGCGCTCACCTTCATCAACACCTGTAGGCAAATAGCTACTAGGGATACGTAGACCACGGAACATCTTGTTAGTAAAGTAACGCAAATCTGTGATTTCACCTAGATTTTGTCCACCCGGAAATACGTCTACGCTACTACCACGTCCGTCTGCTGTTACAGGGAAGAAATAGTCTTCGTTAGTTGATAATGGATTATATGTAGCATCCATCATGTTTTGTCCACCACCAGTCTGTGTAGGAATACGGCGTTGGTGGATTTCGTTTTTAACACGATCAACATAGGCCATAGCCATGTGTGTAGGCATGTTACCTACGTCGATCTTAAACACGCGACGTTCTGGAGCACGCTGTATGCGATAGATGATGATAGCGTCTTCCAATAGCTCTTTCTGTTTGAATATCTTGAATATGCTTTCTAGCACACTGGTACCAAATGGCCAATTTAGATCTAGGCCTTCTGTAAGGCTGATATGCACTACGTGTTCTGCATCCAGTACAGCTTCGTTTTGCGCATGGCTGAATCGGGACCCACCGCTGTAGGGTGTCTGTGGTTGTACATAACTACCTTGAGGTCCACCTACCTGTGGATGATTGATGAACGTATCGCTTGAACTTAATGCTGTGGCTGTTAGATTTTGGAAGTTGATGTTTAGGTCTTTGATCACATACTGCTCGGGTTCTTTACCCTCAGATTCATTGACGATGACCTTGACTACCTTGAACATTTCTGTATAGTATAATTTGAATGTTTCTGGATCACGCAGAAATACCTGATCACCGTACTTGATTGTGTTGCGCACTAATCTAAATAGACGCTTGTTTAGATCGTTTAAGCTGACCCATTGTTGTAGTTGGTCTTTGAGTATGTTGACTTCGTTGTCTGTGGGGTCTTCTTTGAAGAATAGATCAAATCCCGTACCGTTTTCGGTGTTAGTTTGTGTCATGAACTCAGCTAGGATGTCCAGGGCCGCGTTAACTTCGCTGTCCATGTCCATCTGTTCATATTGATTGTAACGTTCTGTGCGATTTGGATGTCCGATGTAGACTTCTGGTAATTGGCTAGCAAAGTTACGATAGCCCGTGTCAGGCATGTTGCTGCCGCCTCCACTGATTGGACTCATCATTCCGCTGGTATTAGCGGTCTTGAAATACTTTTTCCATGCCATATTAAATTCCTCTAGATGCAGTATTTATCAGCTTACATAGTATGCTGTAAAATTCCTGAAGTTAGGGAATTATTGTCTTTCATTGCTCTAACCAAATCTTGTAAGCCAGCGTAGGTCATTTGATTGCCACGTTTGACTTCATTGACTAGTTCATTGATAGATACACTTGACATACCTTCAGAAGTATCCTTAACTTCTACTGGAATGGTTTTGCCATCTGGTAGAGGTACTACTGCTTCTGTGCCATGCAAGGTCGCAGCGAATCCTGCTGTAGATCCAGATAATATACCGCCTTCTGCTGCACTTGGTGGTGCATATGACCCTTCTAATGATCCTGTTTTACCTTGTGTTGGTGCCTGAACTGATGAGCTTTGAGCTTCTGCCAGACTTGCTCCAGCACCAGATCCTGTATTTTTCACATCCGAAGCTTTTGGTGCTGTGCCACCAAATACCGCACTAAATCCTGGAATCTTTCTTAGATCGATTCCGGTGATTTTGGCCACAGCATCTAGCATGCCAATCTGACCTAATACCAATTGGATTCCTGTGGTGACTACTCCTGCTGTTTTAGCTGCCGCTGTTGCCATGACATTCGCATAGGTCGGTAATGCTTCACCTGCAAGACTTTCCATAGAATTTTGGAAATCAGTCATGGTTTTGGTCAGGCTCACATAAGCACCAGTTAAACTATCACTAGCACTGGCTTGTCCTTCTGCGGCTATCATGCTTGATTCGGCGGCCGATGGATCGTATCGATATTGTCTTAAGGCATTACCAAATTGGCTCATACCTTGTGCCACAGCACTAGTGCCACTGGGATTCATCAATGTAGCAAAGTCAGTAGCACTTTCACCTGCATTCCTATAGGCTTCTGCCGCTTGACCTAGATTTCGCTGTGTAGCAGTGACCATGTTGACATTGGCTGAGCTTACTTGTCCGGCCGTGGTCCTCAACATGTCCATGATAATCTTATTGCTGGCTATTACCGGATCAGTGACTACTCCGCCAGCTAATAATTGTGCTAAGGCTGCTTGTAATTTTGGTGCTTGCTCTCCTGGCATAGCTGCTAGTGTAGCATAAGCATCTTGGAATGCTCTAGCCTGGGCAGCTGTTAGGCTATTCATCAGTGCACCACGTTGTACTTCGGCACGTGCCTGATCCATCAATCTAGCCGCATCCTGTCCAGTTATGTCACTGATGACCTTTAGATGTTTGGCATAGGTTGCAGTCTGGGTAGCCAATTGGCTAGGTGCTACGGCTGCTAGATTTACTCCAGTGGCCTTGAGCTGTGCCATGTATTGTGCTAAGACTATGCCTTGTTGTTCGTAATTATAGCCTAGTGCAAGTAATTCGTCACGCACTACCTTGCCACTTCTTCCCACAGTGGTGCCAAGAGCTGCCATGCTCCTTGACAATAGTTTAGTAGCGTCACCAACTGATAGGCCCATAGCGATGATAGATGGTCTCGCCTCTACAACTGATTTGGTAAACATTGCTATGCCTATGCCCGATTGATTGGCTAGCTGTCCCATTTCACTGATCCCACCAGCAAAGCTACCGCCTGCACTCATAAATGAAAATAGTTGATCAGCACGTTTTTGGAATTCTTTTTCTAGGATCTGATTAACCGTGCTGAATACCTGATTCATCACATCAATGACAGTGTTGCCTACATCACCTAGTCCCTGTACAGCGTCAGCTAAACCAGCACCAATGAATGGTACCCAACCCACAGCTGCTTTACCTAGGGCAACACCAACGTCTACGAAAATGTGTGCTACCTGGGCGGCTACATTATTCAGCATGTCTAATATGCCCGCACCAGCTTTGATTGGTTCAGCAGCCATGGTATCATAATTTTTTATGAACTTGCCTGCCAGTGCCCCCACGGTCACTGTGAGGTTAGCAAAAGTATCAGAAATGCCATCACCTACCTTAGACATATCATCACTGAATTCATCTAAGGCCGTGCGACCTTTCTTATAGCCGGTTATGAGTTTGTCCATCTCACTGCTGGCCTTTTCTGTTTGTTTACCTGACTTCTTGAGCTGTTCTTCTTCTTTCTTCTTGAGATCAGCTATTTTCTTTTCCTGGGCTATCCTGTCAGTTTCTTCCTTGCGCTTAGTACGCTCGCTCTTGCTCATGACAGCCAGCAGTTTCTGCAGGGTATCTTCCTGGGCAAAATTGTCAGCAGTTACGTCACCAACTCCGGGTATATTAATTGTTACGGCCATGATTTTCCACTATAAATATTATGGTACTATACTTATTTATGGAGTTCAAAAACCAATGGAACAATCGATAGCCAATAATCCGCTTGCCCGTCACTTCAGGCAACCAGCGATCTACTTAAAATTACCCAGCGGAGGAAGATTTTATCCTGAGGGCACTCTAGATCTAGGAGTTACCGGAGATATCCCCGTATATCCTATGACTGTCAAGGATGAAATCTTGCTTAAAACACCAGATGCGCTGATGAACGGATCTAGCCTAGCAGAAATGATACAGAGCTGTTGCCCTAGCATCAAAGACCCATGGAGCATACCCATGATCGACATGGATGCTATCTTGATCGCTATACGCTTAGCCAGCTATGGAGAAGGCATGGACATGACCAGCAAGTGCAGCCATTGTAGCCATGAAAATGATCATACCGTCGATCTGCGTGTGCTGCTAGATAATATTACTGTGGTCAAGGAAATGCTACCTCAGACATTCTTAGGTGGGTTGGTATTTGACATCCAACCACAGACATTCAAAGATCTCAATCTAGCCAGCATGATAACCTTTGAACAACAGAAATTAGTCAGCGTGGTCAGCAACAGCGAGTTGTCGCAGGAAGACAAAGTAGCACAGTTCCAGACCAGCTTCGATAAACTCACTGATCTCAACATCAGTACCTTAGTGGCCTGCATCAAATCAGTGACCACCGAAGATGGTACAGTGGTCAAGGAAAAAGAGTTGATCAAAGATTTCCTAGTGCATGCGGATCGCAAAACCTACGAGGGTATCAGAGAATTGGTAATGGATCTATTAAAATCTAATGCTCTAGAGCCAGCTCCAGTGACCTGCGAGGAATGCCAGAAAGAATACAAGATCAGCCTGGAGTTCAATCAGTCAAATTTTTTCGAATAAGGCTTTTGGCACTTTCTAACGAAGACATCGTCACTTTGTTAGACCAGATGGACAAAGAGACAAAAGCCATGCGAGATGACGTGTTAAGGATATGTTGGTACATGCGCGGTAGTATCAGCTACAGTGATGGTATGATGCTGTCACGTACCGATCAGATCTTGATCAATAAGATCATCAAAGACAACATGGAAACTACCAAGAAGTCAGGTCTACCTTTCTTCTAAGACACTATATATCTCGTCTATCCAACTATTAAGTACTAGTGTTTGACCTGCAGGATATCCTTAAATATCTTACCCACTGTGGCAACACAGCGTTGGTTATATAGGAGAATCCAGATAATGGAAATCTTAGCTACAATTAAAAAATGGGCAGGTGCCCTTGCAGATACTAGCGTATCAGTTTTAGCGTTATTGCTAGTATTACAGGTATTATTCAAGGGAGCAGCTATCCCATTTGTACCAACAGTAGACGTTGTTGGCTCTGTAACAGCGATCGTAAAAGGTCTAGGTTCAGAAGGCGTAGTTGGTTTAGTGGCAGTATGGGTACTGTATTCAATTTGGAAGAACAAATAAGTCTTTAGTTCTTTTTGGTGTAAAGCAAGCGTGGGTATTCATTTATATTCACGCTTTTTTATTGACTCCGTTTTAAGATGTCTACGACATCTGCTTTATCGCTTGCGCTCTAAAGCCTTTTCTTTTCTACTCTACGAACTTTGATTTAAACTAATCTATGATATGTTTTTACTGCATTATCCAGATGCAAGTCACAATTTACCTATCCGAGGCAAATTGCAACCAAGCACATTATCCGAGTGCGGAGGCACACTAACTAAAAGAGATTGTTATCATCAACACGGAGGCGGTCAGCCGGTACCCCCTACTCTAGATTTCTCTGGCGGTAGCTCAAACAGCCGTAGTTAGCCAACTGTTATTTTGCTCCTGGGTCGGTTTGTTTCGGAGCCCAGATCATTTGGTTTTTACACCTAATTGAATTGCCGTTGCCGTCATGTGCTTAGTCTCGTCTAAGCGTTCCACGTGCGGTACTTAAACGTAGCACGATCTCCTCATGACACAGTATTAAACTGCGATAGTGGCTATTTTGTAAATTTTAAGTCTTTAACGGAATTCTTACCTAGTTTAATCTGTATGATGCCATTGTAGTTGTCTTCTCTCAACAGCACACCTTCAGTAAATTGATAATAGGCTTCCATGTAATTAGTTTCGCCACGTGATTTACATAGATGTATAATCTCACGTGTGAACTTATCTCGGCCTAGTGTGTCTATGTCTGCTTGTAGTCTAGGACTGCTGCCCCAGTATTCTTTCCAATCAGTTTCGACTGTTTCCCTGCGTTTGTTTTTCTTGCCTTTTAGAGGTGGTCTCTTTTTGACTGTAGTAAAGTATTTGCGGCCTACGTAATCGTAGCCATTTGTGGTGTTTGTTATTCTGTAGATAAAGCCATAGTTGTCGAGAATATCCTCGGAATCAAACGTTTTACCATTGTAAATCCAAGGATATTCATATGACATAGTGTTATTTATTTTGCAGCCTTAGCAGCATTTTTCTTCTCTTGGATTTCTGCGCGACGAGCTTTGGATAGCTTGCCTAAATCACCTAATGCACCACGAGCACGTGTGCCTGCTGCGCCTACACCTTTGCCTTCAAATTTTTCATTTTCTGCTAGATATGCTTCATATGCCGCTACGATCTGTTCATGTGTTGTTGCCATTTTAGTTTCCTTTTTAAAATTATACTGCCAATAAGGCTTGACGCCTAGCGATTTCTCTAGCGATCTTTGCCTTGTTTTTCTTTTGTTGCGTTTTTTCTTTTAATTCTGTTAATTGTTTAAGATTCAGTGGGCCTAATCTTGGTTTACCGTTACGGGTTAACATTGGATTGGCTCTACGTTTACCTGGATGTACTCTGCCGGTTGGTCCTGCCATGTTTTTCTCCTTTGTTAATATATAGTCTGTTAACTAACATTCTATAAAATTCTTGATATTAGTCTGAAGTAATCGCATAAATTTTCTTATTCTTTTTCTTATTAATGGTTAAAAATTTAATGAATTTAGCCACGTGATGTTGAACTCTGGGCATAGTGTATCCTAAGTCTGATGCCAATCTGACTAACTCTAGCCATCGCTCAATTCGTTTAGCTAAGGTCAGTGACGGATTATCTAAACTAATCCAATTTTCTGCAATACCACTAACACTTGTATCAAACTCAGAAACAATATGAAGTTTTTCCTGCTGATGAAATAATGGAGTATCTTCTAATATGGTAGCAGTATATCCAAATGTTATCATAGCAATAATTCCTGCCTGCGCATATTTTTGATAAATTTTTAACATTTCTAGATTTTTTTGGTGATCCTTTTCAGTTTCTGTGGGATACCCGACCAACATAAGAAAAGCATTTTTAATACCGTATTTCCCGCACATCTTTAAATGAAATTCTAAATCAGTATTATTAAATTTTTTTAACATGTCGTGGCGTACTCGATCACTAAAGCTCTCAACCCCAACATATATGTAATCACATCCAGCCAATTTCATATCTATATAATCTTGCTCCTTCATCGATGATTGGGGCCTGCAGATATACTGTCCTTTATAACTAATTTTAAATTCTGGATTTTGTTGTCGGTATTCTACTAAGGTTTTGTTCATTTCTTTAAAAGTTTTTAATGACCCATTAATTAAACTGTCACTAAACTCAAAATGAGAAATACCTAATTTTTCATAGTAATGTATTAGTTCTCTTGCAATACTCTGGCCCGATCGGTAACGATATTTAGGCCAATATTTTGCTACATTACAGTACGTGCATTTTCTTACACATCCTCTACTGCCTGTAATAATAACTTCTGGATGAGCCATAAATTTGTAGTCAAACGGTGAAATTTTACTATAATCGGGGAATACAAATTGGTTTAGGTCATCAATTTGCACAGCATCAAAATTATTGATTCCGGGATAGGCATTCCCTTGCAGTAATTCTCTAAAAGCAATTTCACCTTCACCAAATATATAAAAATCTATTAGGGTTTGATCTAATAGAGCTAGACATAAATCTTTATGGTCGTATAATGGAAGTTTAGCACGTATTCCAGTGCCGCCAACTACAATTTTAAATGTGTTGCGATCTGATCTACGATTTAACAAGTTAATAAGTTCTATGGCCGAAAAAGAACATAGATCATAAAATATGCTTATAGCTATAAGATCTGGTTTAGATCTCATGATCAATTCAACATATTCTTGTAATTTAATTTTAAATATAGAATTAAGTTCATTAAATGGATCAATGGCAGACCAATTGTCATTGATATTAGTCCAATCTTCCTTACTAGTATTTTTATATAACCATAGATTAAAATCAAATAATGAATAATCTACGTTATGTTCATTGCATGCCGCGGCCAAAATAGCTAAAGCCCCCGGGGGCCTAATTAAATCTTGCGGAGGTAAAGATATAATAGCCGCTCGATTAAACGTATTCACGTAGCATCTTCTCCAGTTGATCTAATAGATCTTTATGTTCTTTACCGGTACCTATGTATAAATCAATTTCAGATTGAGACATATATTTAATATCGTTAGTATATCTGATAGTAGAATACCATTTCCAAAAGTCTGTAGGCGGAGTAAAATACCAATCGCCCGAATGATAGAATTCTAGTTTATTTAATTTTCCGGACTCAACGGGTATAGAATTTTTTTCGCAATGATCTAAAAATGATTGATTATACTTAGGTATATAATATGAATTATTTTGAATTAGTGTGGGATCTAGTAGAATATCGTCAAAATAAAATTGTTGTAATAATATTTTTTGATCCCGTATAATTTTACCATTGCTAATAATAGTTTGATTAGAATTTTTTGTGTAGGTCAATACAGTAGGTAATGCAACGATATGAGTGCATAGTTTAACAGTGTCACTTATCTGCACGGTATTAACCAATTGACTATCAGAATTAAATGAATAGTCTGGCCACGTTAGTCCTAAATGTAATTCTAATTTTAATTCAAATAGCAAAATCTAATCTTACCTGTATAAAATTTTTTTTACTTATACCTCGGGTGTGAAAATTATCTGAACTGTGAAATACGGTTCTTTTAAATGCCTGCAATTGACGTCTTCTCTGATAAGGTAATACTTCTTTTAAAGAAAGATATTCACGATCGTGTGGCCAACAAAATGAAAGATTGTCTTCCCAAAATTTAGAGTCTACAGGATTAGGTACTTTACCGTGATTTTTTTTATATTCAGAGAAATGATTAGTATCCTCATCTGATTGTTCAAAAATAATTGTACGACTGTTTACATCTTCTAACGGAATTAAAAAGTTCCATCCGTGGCGAAATCCTGGTTTAATTTTATTTTTGTGTAAATCGTTGTGAATATCCCAAGGTAAGTATAAACTTACTAACGTTATAGCTGAAAAATCAAATTTTGATTTTTCACATTCGAGCAAGTTTGCAAATATGTCAATGAACATATTTCTAACAACTTCGTCATCATGGAGCTGTTTGAATTCAGCAATCAATTGGTTGGGAAATACGCCGTATGGGTAGATAGACTGTGTTGTTTCTGCCAGGCTAGCGACCTTTTCACAAAGTTGTAATTGGTCTTCAGTAAAGAAATTATCTATGTGTATTGTATCGCCAAATTCTTTCATTATTTGATATCCACGTCAGTATTATAACTAGTAAAGCCATTTTCTTTGACTACAGTTAATACATTATTTACCCGACCACCTAGCTCATCACGATGCGAAACGAGCCAAATTGATTTGTGTGCATCCCGGCTCATCTTCTTAAGGATAGCCATGGCATTCTCTACACCCGACGCATCCATACCCGAATCAATCAATTCGTCAATGAATAGTAAGTTAATGGGTTGATATAAACTTTCCCACACATCACGGAAGCTCCATGATAGTGAAAGTATTAAACGATTGCGCTCACCTCTACTCAAGTTGTCAAAGTCAAGTTCTCTGCCTAGTTCAGTGATGTTGACACTTAGGTCATTCATAAACACCACAGTATGGGGTAAGCCAATACGGTCAAGATATTGGCTCAGTCTGGCGTTCAAGTAGCTCAGATTTTGATCGATGATACGTTTACGTATATAACTGTCTTTGTTAGTTAATAGTTTGTATAAGAATTCTTGGTGTTCTTTGACCCGCACAAGTTCATTCATGACACTGTAATCAAATTCGGCTAATGCTGTTTGTCGCATTTCTTCAATCTGTTCCTTATAAGGGTCCTCTTCTACAGATTTAGTTTCAATCTGTGATTGCAGATTAGCCAATGAACTGCGATGATGGATAGCATCTTCTTCTTTATCGTGATATACTTTTGGTTGCACACCAAGCTCGCCAATTTCTTTCAAGGCACCTGTTAATTCTATCCATTGTCCATTAGTAGTTAGATATTGTTGTGCGGCTTCTTGTAAGGCAGTTTCTTTACCTGCTAGGACTTCTTCGTGTTTCTCATCATGTAAATCCTGTCCACAGGCATAACACTTGTGCGCTTTGAGATCTTCTATCTCTTTCTTTAATTTCTCAATAGTCTTTTCTTCTCTGGCTTGATCTTGTTCTGCACGTGCTATAGCTTTGTTTAGTTCTGAGATGTCTCTGCGCTTTTGATCATACGCAGACAGTTCTTTGTGTGCAGCGATTTCAGCATCGATATCTAATTTAAGCAATTCATCTAGAGCTGACTGTAATTTAGCTACATCATCTCGATGTTTAGTTAGCCATAACATCTGTCGACGTTGTAATGACTCGATCTGTTCTTCGATCTTTTTATTAGCATCTTGCACTGCTTTGATCTTGAACTCTTCCTGTTGGATGGCGTCCCTTGTGGCCTTACTCTGCTCTTTAAGTGCTTCGGCTTTCTCACTTAATAAGGTAATACCTAACAGTTGTTCGATGATAGTGCGTTGATCATTGGGTTTCAGTGCAAGAAATGGTTCAGTGTAGGTGTTCAAGGCCACGATATGTTTGAACATGTCATGACTCATACCTAGCAGGCGTTCAATTTCCTGCTGTGTTTCACGACTGTCACCTTGACTGTTGTCGTCTTTGCTTTCTTGTTCTTGATCACCTATGTAGAATTTCAATATATTAGGCTTGCGACCACGTTCGATCTTATAGTCAACACCATTGACTTCAAAGTCGATAGTGACCAACATGCTTTTTTGGTTGGTTTTGTTTACAAGATTATCTTTGCGTATATTTGTTAACGCTTGGCCATATAGGGCATATGACAATGCATTAATGATGGTGGTCTTACCAGTACCATTACGTGCACCTGTGTCATCACCACCCAAGTCAATATTCTCACCCAGGACTAATGTGAGGTCCTTGCGATCAAAATTAACAGCCTGGGTACTATTACCAACACTCATAAAGTTTTTAACAGTTAAGTATTTTATTTTAAACAATTTTATTTGTGCCTCTTAAGTATTCGTTAATCCTGGTATTTCGCAAATTACTATTAAACCAATCTAGTTGTTCGTTGGATTGTGATGTGATTAAGTATCCTAGATACGCAGTTTCTAAGATATCAAAATTTTTAGTTTTATTTTTAAATTCTTCTTTATGCTTTAAAAATCGTACATTTGTTTCATTTAATTTCCTGTGACACTTTAAAAAATGTTTCAGATTAAACATTGGCAATTGCTTTAATTTATCTATCAATATGTTGACATTATTAAAATCGTCGTATTCGATATTAATATATCGATTATTAGTGCATGCCGCGGTAATTTTAAATTCTGCATTTTTTTCTATTAGCAAAAAATAAAAATATTCAATAGCAGCATTTTTACAGTAGTCTTCAGAGGAGTCATTAGTGATATTGTAACTACTTGTAAAATGTTTTATTAACTGATCAAACGCTTGGGTGCCTATACCTTTAGTATACAAGGAATTGACTAAATTGTCAACCATTACACCTATTTCGCAGGTCTTTTCTAAAAAATTATATAAGAACCAAACAAAATTTTCTTCTTTAACATATAAATTTATAACATAGTCATAAGATTCTAATTTTAAGTCCTGTTGGCCTTTCATATACCAGTCAAATTTTGAACCTCGATATTCGAAATTACGTTCTGCAATTACAGTTAATTGAGAATCTTTATCTAATGCTGACATAAGCCAGTTTTGATATAAGCCGGGTAATCCTAATAGTGCTATTGAATTTGACATAACATTAACATTATATTTGATTAAAAATTGTTAGTTGACCTTTTGTACCTGTATTGTTGCTCAATTTTTTTAATTCTATCGAATACATCTAACGATAGAAGACTGCAAATATTCTTGGCCAATGTGAATTGATATTCTAAACACGGAACTGCATTATTATCTGTGTGATCATGACATTTGTAATCATCAGATGCTATATAGTCGTTGTATATAATATTGGTATGTTCAGGTAATATCCCATATCCCTCCAGAACTAACAATGTAATATCTTTTGTTTGGCAATAAAATTTTAGTAATTCTAATTTAACTTTTATATCCTGTAATTCTAATCTAGGACTATATAACCATTCCGCCCATAACTGTTTAGATTGATGCTCTAAACTATAACTACTAGGCCAAATTCCATCAATAGTAAAATCTCTAAGAGTATCGTTAGACACTAACTCAGCATACTTTGATTCGTTTACTTCTACATCCAACTTACCTAAAGAAGTTAGTTGTATTATAACAATATCTATAGTATTTGATAGTAAGTATTCGATAGCACGATTTAAAATCCATTGATTACTAACAGCAGGGCCACCAACATCAGTAATATCCAATCCTGCTACCTTAAGGATGTTAACCCAAGTTTTGCGCTCTTGGCCGCTCCATGAAATTCCACATCCGCTAATTAAGATTTTTTTGTCTGACAATGACTGTATCCTTATTCTGATGATTAAATATCATTGCTTTAGTTTGATCTGGACATTGCGCACAAACTGATTCGGGTTTATTAATTAAACTTATAAAAGTAGTCAGATCATCAGTGCTAGCCATAGGTTGATATCCTAACCAATTTTCTTTAGTATAGTCCATGACATTGGCTACTGCTGGACATTTGTATAGTTTGTTTTTATACAGCACAGGCGTATCCGGAGATCCACAGATGGCATGTGCGCTATAAGGATCTCCCAGGGCAGCAATCGGTCTGCTATTTTGTAACTGGTACGGGGCAATAAATTCGCCAAATTTACTTTTATATATCTTGAATCCGGGTCTAGACCATTCTAATTGTTTGTGGTTGTTGGTGTGTTTAGTTACATACCAGTCTTTATATAGCAATAAAATATTTTTTATTTTTGCATTTATAAGATGTTCGTGATCTAAACGATGTATACTAACTTGTATTTCAAATGGACTATAATTAAACCATATGTTGCTGGAAAAATTATCCAATAAATATCCGTTAGTAATTAAACGTATTGTTGCATTAGGCCAGCGGTCTCTCACAATTTTACAAATTTCTGGTAGTTTAGGGTGTAAGGTGGGCTCCCCTCCAAATAATGTAATAACTTCTGGAGACAGTATTGTATGCCATTCCTCACACCATGTAGCTATATCTTCTATAGATACAACTCCGTCACGATCAAAGTCGCTCAGACTTATGCAACCTTTACATGCTAGGTTACAACTGTAGGCAATCATAAAATCAAGACGGGGTATATTGTGCATTTTCAAAATCAGTCTTATATACTTGTAATAAATCAATATTTACATCAATTTTAAATACAGTCCGAATAGCATCTTTGACCCATTGCGGATCATTGATTAGTTTTTCATACGGAATAATCAAGTCATAATTAAAATCTGGCTCTTCTTCTTGTGTATACAATTCTTTAATGGCCTGATCTCTATTTTCCTTACTAGGATCTATACCTTCGGAAATTAAAATTAAGGACAAATTGTCCATAGTATGATTTATTTCATTTAAAAAATTTGTATTAGAGGCAGTTTGATTTAGTATCTTAACTAAACCAACAAACATAGGGAAGGTTGGCTCTTTTGTTAACAATACTTTATTAAGTTGTTGCTGTTTTACATAGTCCCATAATTCATTTGTTGGATTACTAATACGTAAACTGTTCACATTTTTTAACAGTCTTGCACCTAAGTAAGTTTGTCGATGGGTAGGTACTATTTCGTATAGAGTATTATGTGCTTCCTTTAGAGTAGGACATGGGTGAGATTTTAAAAACTCTTGTGCAAATATATCGCTGACTTTGTATCTGTTAGTACTAGTTTTAAAATAATCAATAGATTGGCATTGCAGAGATTGACTTAAAATATAACTTAAATATTCTCCACCAGCACCTTGATCATAATCAACAAATAAAAACGGCATTATAGATGCCTATAGATATCTAATAATAAGTTTGGATCATAATGATCACTGGCGATATTAGTTAATTGATTAGTAACAATAGTGTCAATGCTTTCAAACTGTATGTTGCCTAAGATGATGTCCTGACCTATGTCCATGTTCTTGACTGGTAATAAGGTTAGCTCTCTTAGATTATAAGTACCGACAAATGTTTCTTTGATAAATGTGGCTTCTTCGTAAGTAATGTCGATGTCTAAGTTAACACGGCAGTGCATGTTTGGTAGTAGTAATGCTTCTGGGCTACGTAGTACATCGCTGAGATTTAATACACGATAACGGGGCTGTCCTGGCCAAGTGTGGAACACAGGTTCTTGCCCCCACTCAATGATCATCATACCACGATCGTCGTCACCAGCATCAGCGTAGTTATGTGGGAAACAGTTGCCCATGTAGGTAATGTTGCCACGTGTCTGGCGTTTATGGAAGTGTCCAGTGAATACTCGCTCCACACCATTGAACGCACCTTCTTTGATTTCACCAGTGTCCGGCATAGCAACCATGGCATTCATATAGAAGTGCGGCAGTTCTAAATGTCCAAACATATATTTGGCTGAAATCTTGCCTAGTTTCTTGTGATCATCACCAACTAGCCAAGGAACAATACTGACATCACCTTCAGTGTAAAAGTCATTGATGATCTCAATGTTTGGAATGTGTCTGGCCCACTCAGCTGATTGGATGTCACGTTTATCTCTATAGTATAAGTCGTGATTACCTGGGATAAAGAATACACGATCAAAAGCCTTGCCTAATAATTCTAGGGCAGTAAGACTATAATTCAGTGTGACTATGTTGATTGCCGCACGATTGTTATGCCAATCACCTGTCATGAAACAGGTATCACAGCCCTCAGCTCGGGCGGTTTCTATGAACCATTTGACAAAGTTAAGACAATCGTCGTTGTGTGTTTGGCTGTTAGACTTTAATCCAAAATGAATGTCAGTCAGAACAGCTGCTTTCTTGAATAGATTAGCCATAGTTATATTATACGCAAGTTAAAAATAAAGTGCAAATCTAATGTTGCCAATCATTCTTCGTAATGCCCACCACCACTACCCCAGTCGCCTTGACGTGTGTAGCTTGGTGAATAATTGTTCATCTCTAAAATATCATCACGGATATTTTGGTTACGCTTTTCAATATTTAATACGCGAGTAAAACTATTTGTGATAGCCGCTGTATAATAGGCAAATGGGTTTTGACTTTTAGCTTCATCAAACTGTAGACCAATCTGCGATAATTGTAATAATGCCTGACTACGCATTTCATCGTTGTAGGTATACCCACGCCAGTTACTACGAGTAGCATAGCGTTCACATAACTTGATAAACATATGAGCTAGTTTAGCAGTCATACTACCATGATCTTTGCTAAATTTACCTTTTTCTAAATCACCTTTCCAATGGCTTTTACCCACACATACAGGAGTTAATTCTTCTGTAACAGAATAATGTTGAAAAGGAGGAAAATTAACTTTGGTATACTTGGTAACACCTTTAACCACTATGGGTTCATCATATTCAGTTTCAAAGTTTTCTTCATCAGCATCATATTCTTCCTGTGCTTTTAAGTCGGCTTTTTTCTGTTTAACATCATCAATTGGTATATGCGCCCAGGTCATCACGCGAAAAACTACATCTGTTGCAGGAATATCCTTGGTAGGAACCAGGAATTCATCTATTTTACGTTTGTTTCCTAGTAATAGTTCTGCTTCTTGTGCTTCTTTTGCTAGCCGTTCTGCACGTAGTTTGCGTGCTTCTTGTATGGATTTCTTGGTGATCTTGTCAACTCCCAAGACGATCATGTCATAATTCTTTACTTCATCGTTAATGAAACTACAGTAGGTCAGCTTGCTTTTTGCAATTTCCTTGAGGATGTCTTTGTTATTCAGATAATTTATTTTTCTGGCCATGTTTACATTTCCTTTTAAACTACTACTATTATATAGTCTATAAATACATGATAGCAAGAGGAATTTGATAAAATGGCATTTTTCCCACAACAAAACACAGGCATACCCACCCCCACCAGCGTAAATTTTGGCGGATCTAACACAGCGTTTGATCTACTGAATCCCAGCAAACAACGCCTTGATAATTCAGGACTAAATCTTGGAGGCTTGAGCAGCATGTCCAAAGGCATACCTAACATTGGTTTCCAAAGCATGTCGGGCACGAATGGTGCCACGGCGGCCTCGGAAGATGACTGGCGTGTGCGTGTGAGTCTTAGTCCTAATGCTAAACTATTTTATCAAGATATAAGCCAAGGCAATAACGCAATCATGCACCCGTTACTAGAAACCAATGGTGTTATCTGGCCCTATACTCCCAGTATTACTGTCAGCCATGCGGCAAATTATCTATCTACCCCTCTCACACACAGCAACTATCCCGCACATTTCTATAATAACAGTGAAGTGCAGGACATACAGATCTCAGGTGATTTTACCGTCCAGAA